TTTTAGCCCGTTTTTTTACTGTCGATATTTTTTACCGACTTTTAGTGAATAAGTGGTGTGAGCCACTTTTCGCGTGATAACGCGTTCACCGAGACGGTCCACCACCTCGTTTTGGTAGCGGTCCGTGGGGTGAGATTTTTTAAGAAGTGTTTCAAACTTTTTAACACTTCTTTTAATTCTGTCGCCTATTATAGGCGGGGCTTTAATCCTTTCTAAGAGTTTTTTCAGCTCTATTAAACTTTCTTTACGGACAATTTTATGCCCGTAGAATTTTGAATCAAACTCCCTACAAGAGGGGGAGCTTGAGTATATTTTCGCCGTCATTCCGGCAATGTCCGCGATTAAATGCGGATTGCTTACGCCGGAATATTTTGTGGCTATTTTCGCCGTTTCCGCCAGGGCGGATACAAGGACTAGTAAGTCCTTAGACTTGATAGCGATATACATAAAACTACCTCTCTTTCGTATAGGGAGTTACAAAAAACAATAAAAAATTCCCCCGTTAAAATGCCTAATCTTTTTTGAGACAATTTCATAAAAGATAAACACACGGGGGCTATATCCCCGCTATGGCCTATTTAACGCAAAAGTTCCCGCTTTTACGCTAAATAGACGCATAACGGTTAAACGCTCTATTTCAAGCGTATAGCCTTATCTTTAAGCCTTTACGCCGTCGCTACAAGCTAGGGCCGTGTTTGCTAGACACGTTAGGGCTGCCGTCCGGTGACGGTCTTTTTTAACGGGCGTTTTTATAAGGAAACTATACCTGTATAGCGTCCCTATAAAGGATTCCACGGCGATTTTATACCCGCAGAATCACCCATAACGGTAGGCAAAAAATGTTTTTTCGCAATAGATAAAAATATTAGACCCCAGTTAAGATAGGAAGTATAGTTAGATTTTTTTATTTGACAAGAGTTTTTTTGACAAGTTGCCTTTAATGGGCATTGGAGGAATTGAACCCCCTATATATTGTCTATATATCGCCAGAATGCCCCAAAAAATATTTTTTGCGTTATATAAAATTGATTATTTTTTTGATATATAACGCATAAATTTTATGCGTAAATTATTCAATCAAAAATATTTTTCACGCATTAACGATTGATTAGAAAAATATTTTTCGCGTTAAAATGAGACGCAATCAAAAAAGTTTTTTTCGCGTCTAACGGGCAATATCAAAGCCCTATGGAGGGTTAAAGATTAACTATACCCTCAAAAAATACGCCCGTGTATACGCGAGCGTATTTCGTCCGCGTAAGCGACGATAGCCCCCTCTATCCTACGATAGAGGGGGTTGCTAAGCTCATCTTATTCCCAAGTGAGCTCCTCTTTTTTTCCTTTTTCCTCTTGTTCACGCATTCTCGCGGAAGCCTCTTGCGACGAAACCCAAATTCCGTCTCGATTAAGAAGGTCTAATGACGCCCCGCCGTAGATTGATTTAAGGTAACCCTTAAACCACTGGCCGGCTTGCGATATTTCAACAGAAGATTCCATCTTCGGGATAATAAGCCCCAGGACAATACACGCTACCGTATGTAGCTTATAATTACGCTGATTACTGTATTGCCTAATCCTATGGGCTGATTCCCAGGCTCGATTGACCTGGGAATCAGAAAAAGTCCGTTCGGATTCTTTTCCGCTAAGGTTGCAACCTTTGCACACCTTGCGTAATAAGTCAAGGTCAAGGCGATTAACCTTAGGGAGGCTATCCAAATTTGACTTTGGATAATAGGCCTCGATAATAACTGTCGCAAGCTGATTTGCCGATTTATCCGACAGCCTACGGATATAGGCTTTTAAATTTCTCGCGATAAGGTCTTTCGCGAGAATGTAAGCCCCGTCATTCTCGGGGGCGAATAACGGCTTATCGCCTCGCATTGTCAAGCTGGTATTGCTTGACACCAGACCCAAGAGCGGGATTCGCAACGGGGTCGCATTCGCTACAGCGGTCGATTCAGCGGTAGCATTCGCCACCGCTGACGCGTCAGCGGTCGCATTCGCAGCCGCCTTCGCGATTTGAGAGTTCTTTTTTGTCATTTCATTTCCTTCCGATGATTGTGAAAACTAAAAAACCACTACCAAACGACAGACCTTCCCCACTATATAGGGGCCGTGGCGGGGTATGGCCCCCGCTCTCTCGCACGCCTAAGCGCACTTGGGACGGAAACCTCACCTACTATTTTTACTCTCAAATCAATTAGATATTTTTTTATCTAATTGCATATTTTCTACACTCTTATCTCACAATTTTTTATTTTTCATTCATTGTGTTATTTTTTGCATATCAAAACATTGCTAAAACATTGCATTTCGATTACATATTTTCATCGATTTTATTTCGATTTTGTCATATCAGACCACCCACCTTTTGAAATGACCCCACCCCATAAATTTATTTTGGGTGGTCAATTTTTTTTAACCTTTTAAATCGAATTTCCGAAGCTCTGCTTCGATGACGACTGCGGAATTGACGAATTGCTGTTTATTTGATAATTTCGTCCGAAAAGTATAGGAGTTTCGTCCGAAAAAGGCATTACTTTCGTCCGATTGTCCTGTTATTTTTGTCGAAACACTAAGTATTTCAGGTAATTTCGTCCGAAAGTGGTAGGAGTTTCGTACGAAAGTGACCGGAGTTTCGTCCGAAAATGGTCTAATTACGTCCGAAAAGTGATGAATTACGGATTGAGTAATAGATATGATTATCTAATCGTGAAAAGTAGTTTTACATCGTAAAACGTAGGCTCAAACGTAATTTAGCCTATCTTAATTCGATGTAATCGGCTAAGTATGTTTCTTTTTCTGGCCGTAATGCGTAAAGAAAGAAGAGAAAAAAGAAAAAGAAAGAAGAAAGAAAGAACCAAAGAAAGAATAAAGAATAAAGAAAAAAGAGAAGAAAGAAACACTCTCTATAATCTCTCTCAAAAAAGTGTGTGTGATGTTTCTTTCTAATCGATTTATGTGAGTGATTTATCATATCTCTAATCGACTGGCCATAGAATCGCTATATTTCGATTCTAACGCACGATTAGTATAACTTGACTAACTTATCGTTTTTTATAAACGGAGCGATTCTAGGCCTATTCTCGTTTGAATTACGGTATATTCGTTATAATCGTTAGGTTTCTATTAGAGAAATATCATCTAATTCGCTCTAAATCTAAGATTTGGATTGCGATTTTTCTCTTAATAGTTTGGATTGCGATTTTCTGTTGCAGGTTCGAGGTGGTTGCGGTTGCGTCTGTTTGGCCTATTAGTTGACTTTTGATTGAGTTTTTAATATCTTATGTCATATCTAAATCGTCTACTTTGAACTAGTGTGTTCTATTGTTAGTTGTCTATATTTTTTTAGTTGTTGCCTAGTGTGTCTTATCGTATAATTAGTTATAGTTCAGATGTAACTACATGAACAACGAAGAGTTATGATTAAGAATCGAAGAAAGAAACAAAAAAGAATGTCATTTTTGAGTAACTTGTTAAAATGCAAACTCGATGATCGGCCTTATGCTATTACTGTTGACAACAAAGATTTTTATGTTCGTAATGCTACTGGTTCCGAGGTCTTATCAAGCGTAAACTTAGATGTTGCCGATTATTGTATCTACTTTTTATCTCGTTGTGTCTTTGAAGAAATTACAGACAAAGAGCCTATTGGAGAAGAGAAGGCCAAGAAATTTCTCGATCTTGATTATCAGTTAGCTTATGGCGTTGTTCAAAGAATTATCGATATGACTAAGGCATTTAGTGATCTTGACGGTAAAGAAAGAGTTTAATTTATGGGCAGAGATGTTAATTCTATCTGTCAAGAGCTGATGGATGCTGTTTCAAATACTGATGACGGGTCGTATTTGAGCAGTTCTGTTATCGATACGCTTTTTTCTATTATCAATAATATGGCTTCAATGAACGACATATTCTCAGGAGTTCAAAGCTCTTTATTGTCGATGATAGCTTGCTTAGGCGTTCCGGTTTATTTTAAGAACAACTGCTTTGAGATTCATTTCAGTTCTGATAAAAGCAGAATTGCCTATGAATGCGCTGTTGCGAACATTGAAAAGTTGAATAAAAGATGCGATTCTTGGAAATCTCCGTTATATAGAGTTTTTCTAGATGATGTTGAATATTCAAGCGGAATGGCTAAGAAAATCAAAGAAAATCTTGGTTAATCGATGAAAATGAAAAAGGATATTATAGATGAGTTTAAAGAATGTTGTCGAAAAAATTGGGGCGTGTAAGGTTTTTTCAGCTATAAAAAGGGCTGCTTGCGTTAAATTTAACGCTAAAAGCGATATTGAATTAGAATCTGAGTCGAAAGAAGAAGATAGTCAGTTAAAAGAAGAGAGTGACAATATGATTGGATATAAAATTTATAGCGTTGACGAAAGTAAATTAAATAATGATAATAAAGACAGCTGTTATTTTTCTATTGTATATAGTGACGATGATATTCAAAAGAGGCTAGATTCTGGATTGAATATTAGTTATTCTACTGAATGCGAATGCGATGATTATTTTAGCGGAGATAAAGATTTGTGTATGGAAACATTAGCAAATCCTAAATATTTTATGGCTAACAGATAATATAAACAGAAAGATTTAATTAGAGAGATTTATGAAAAGTATGAACGTAGTTTTGTTGTCTGGGACTGTTGCTTGTGTTCCAGAATATATGGAAAGATCTTCACTTCATATTACAACAGTAACTTTAAATACTGTTGCTACAAAGAAGAGTAATCAAAGCCAATCGTATGAAGAAGTCATCGAACCGGTTCAAGTTAAGTTCTTTGGAGCTAAGGCCGACAGCGTTTTTAGCAGCTGTCAAGGCGGAGAAATGATGGTTATTCAGGGTCGAGTTTTGTGTCGTGAAGTTCAAACTAAGGCCGGCGGAACGTTTGTTTCTACTGAGATTATCGGAGATTCATTTGATATTATGAAATCTTCTTATGGAGGATTTGATCCTAATACTCCAATGGCAGATGATGAAGTTGCGTTTTAATTGAAAGGTAATTATGGCTGATATTAGTTTTGTTAATATAAGTAATATAACAAAAGAAGATTTACAAGATGAAGAATTTATTGGTCGTTTAAAGGATTTATTTAAAAATACTGAATGTAACGATAATAAATGTAAGTGTGATCAATGTAAAAAATCTGTATTAGATAAGAATACTAATACTGCGCAAAGCGTAAAGGTTAAAAATATAAATAACACAGTCACTAAATTAGATGAGCAATATTTCAAAAGTATTGATGACTGTTTAAAAGAATTGCTGAAAAAAGTGAAGAAAAGCAATACTGATTTATCCGCAAATAAAGAGCAAAGCGGACAAAGTAATATAAAAAATGACGAAAAGTCATATGGAATGTTTTATAAAATTTTTCTTTAATATTAAATAAAAGGTGATACTATGGTTAGCGAGGCTTTTTCAGTCGCATTTGGCGTTACAACTGGGATAATTATGGGACTAGTATTTGCTGGAATTTTTATTACAGTTGCAGAGGCTGTTACTAGCTATACTATTAAATTATTTCGTAAAAAAGATGAACAATGATATTTTATAGAAAGGAAGATTGCTATGGCTAAGAGTGGTTGCGGAACGAAGAAGGGTTCTGGCTGCAAGGGCGGTTGCGGATCCAAGGGAAAGTAAAGTTAAATATAGAGATTTCGTCTAAAATATGAGTAAGAATAAAAATAAAACAGATAGAAATAAATACAGACGAAAATATGATTTAACAGAAAATGAAATATCGTCTTATACTGGTATTTCGATTGAATTGTTAAGAAAGGCAAGGTCTCGCGGAGTTCTCAAAATGAAGAGCAAAACGAGCCCTGTCTTTGGAATAGATATATATGGTTTTGTTTGGACATGTGATCCAAAAAAATATAAAGGAGTAAGATATATTGGCATTCCAGAAGCTTATTATAGAATGATTTATAAAGTAAAAGATAAAGATTGACGCGGGATGGAGCAGATGGCAGCTCGCAAGATTCATGATCTTGAGGTCATTGGTTCGAGTCCAATTCCCGCTATTTATTAAAAATGGATGAGAAAAACAGTAAAAATCAGATTACAAAAAAAGAACGGCTTACGCCGGTTCAGGCTGAATTTTTACTTAGTTATCCAGAAAATAATTATAATGTCAGTAAAACTTGTGATTCAATGAAGATTCCTAGATCATTATTTAGGAAATGGAAAAGAAAAAGCAAGGTTTTTAGAGAAAAATTCTCTGAATTAGAGGATGCTCTTATAGACAGCGCAGAAGAGTCTCTTCACAAGCTAGTTAAAGTTGACGGAAATTTTCTTGCTATTAAGTATGTTTTAGATCATATGGGTAAGAAACGAGGCTGGGGGGACGCAAAAGAGGAAAAGAAGAAGCAAGAATATCCTCAAATGACTTTTTACTGCGAAAATATTCTTCTTGGACGAGATAAAAATGGGAAAGAACTGGAATCTCCTATTATTGATATAAATAGCGAAGAATCTAATGATGAATAATGGCAAAAGAATTTAAGTATACAGCAATTCAAGAAGAAGCAATGAAACTGGCTGGATCCGGCGCAACAGATATTATGCTGTTCGGCGGAAGTAGGTCTGGAAAGACTTTTATATTATGCTGTATGATTGGACTCGTTTTACAGTTCAATCCAGATATAAGAGTAGTTATATTGAGAAAACAACTGAAAGATGTAAGAGAATCAGTTGTTATGGATACTTGGCCTAAGGTAATGAGATTAAGATTTAATTGGCCGAGAAATCTAATTGAGAAGTGTATAAATAGAAATGATATGATATTCAGACATCCTAATGGATCTGAATTATGGTTTGCCGGTCTTGATGATAAAGAACGTGTTGAGAAGATTCTTGGTAAGGAATATGGTCTTATATACTTTAACGAATGTTCTCAGATTCCTTATTCATCAGTTGAGATAGCAAAAACTCGTCTTGCTCAGCGAGTTGAAGGCTGGAGAAATAAATGCTTTTATGATTGTAATCCGCCTTCAAAGAATCATTGGACCTATCGAATATTTCAGCAAGGTCTAAATCCAGATAAGACACCTCTTGCATTTCCGCAAGATTATGTGAGTATGAAGATGAATCCTACGGATAATACTGAAAACATCTCCGAGGATTATCTTAATCGAACATTAGCCGGATTAAAGGGTAAGTCAAGAGAACGGTTTCTATTAGGAAACTGGATAGATGATAATGATAAAGCCCTCTGGCATTCAGAAACAATGATTGATCCTTATCGAGTGACTGAAATTCCATCTGATCTCAATAGGATTGTTATTGGAGTCGATCCAGCAGTTACGAGTTCAAAAAGCTCTGACTATACTGGTATCGTGGTGGCGGGGAAAAAATGGGAACCTGAAGACGAATGTTATCATTACTATGTCTTAGGAGAACATTCAATGCAAGGAAGCCCTAATCAATGGGCTTCTCTTGTTGCTAATCTTTATCGTCGTTATATGGCAGATAAGATTGTCGCAGAAGTTAATCAAGGCGGAGATATGGTAATCAATACTATCAGAAATGTTGATTCTGAACTGCCTGTGAAATCAGTAAGAGCGACTCGCGGAAAAATTATAAGAGCTGAACCAATCGCAGCTCTCTATGAAAAAGGATTAGTTCATCATGTTGGGTGTTTTTCAGATTTAGAAACTGAAATGACATCTTTTACTGGTGATAAATCAGAAGAATCGCCTGATAGAATGGATGCTCTTGTTTGGGCATTAACTGATCTGGCAGAAAATAATAAATTTAGTATAAGAAGATTTTCTCTCAATTAAACTATTATGGCAATCAATAATAACTCATTTTTCTTAAATAATGATTTTCTTCAATATGAGGAATTAGACAAACTATGGGAAGTTTGCGCTGACTGCTATGGTGGAACTCCTCTTATAAAACATCCTAATAAAATCCTTAAATATCTTCCTCCGTCTAAGAGAGAAAGAGATGATTTTGAGGAACATAGAGCTTCAAGAAGAGCTGATCTTTATGCTTTTAGAGCAGATCATGCTATATATGAGAATATCTTTAAACCAGTAGTAGATGACTGCGTTGGTTTAATGCAGAAAAATGAAGCTATTATTAGATTTGGCGTCGATTCTGATGAAGAGTCAGAAAAAGAAGTTAGAGAAATTGCAATTTGGGGAACAAAATATAACGACGGTTTAAAAGGACTTAAATGGAGAGTAAATCATAATCAAGCTCTTTATGGGCGTTACGGTCTATTATTAGATGTCGTTACAGAAGATGATAATGTAAGAAAACGAATTGGGCTAAAACCTCGTTTTGTAATATCCGAATATCCTGCTTATACTATTCTTGAAGGCGAAGAAGGGAATCCAAGAGCTGGAGGCTGGGGGACAACAGAATGGGTTCGTCTTGATGAATCATATATGAAGTATGATCGTCGAACTAAAATAAGAAGAAAGCACGAAAGATATAGAATTCTTGGATTAGATAATGCTGGAAATTATTATCAGGCATTATTTGATGGTGATGAAGCGAATAATTGGAGAAAAATAGATATTGGAGTCCCTCATTTATCTAATCCTACTGATTTGATCTATCCAAGATATAAAGGTAAGAATCTTAATTTTATACCATTTACAGTATGTAACGTTAACAGAATTGGATTTAATAACTGGCAATATCCTCCATTTCTCGATGTTGCATTTACTGCAATAGGTATGTTTCAGGTTGACTCAATCTATAAAAAAGCATTATGGAATCACGCAACTCCGACTTTAACTGTCTGTAACGTGGAAGCAAAAGAGAGCGACAGCACGTTATATGTCGGAGATGCTTTATTTCTTAATTCTTCTTCTAATAATCCGGCATCTGCAAGTCTTCTCGAAACGTCTGGAAGCGGTCTTGTTGAAATGAGATCCTCAAAGAACGAGATGAAAGCGTCTCTTAAATACAGTTCATTAAGAGATCTTCTTGATGACGCTGGATCTAATTCATCTGGAAGCGCAATCGAATTAAGAACAACTTCTGGAACTGCGTGCATCGCTTCGATAGATAAATGCGGAGCATTGGCTATTGAGGAACAGCTTATTTATGCTTCGATATGGTCTGGAGCGACTCCGGAAGAAGCTGGTGAAAGAATATCGTATGAAGCTAATACTAATTATCTAAGCGCGGCTCATCAGCTTCAATCTATTGTTTCATTGTTCAATGCTAACGAGCAGACTTCAGATGGAAGAAAGATTCTTTCACGTCAGAATAGATTTAATATTCTTAAAGGACTATTCCCATACGATATTTCATCTTACGACGATAACGAAAAACAGCTAGAAAAAGAGGCTGTTTATGATTCCGAACATCCAGAACTTGTAATAGACAATAAACAAAATAATTCTGCAAAAAAAGAAATAAATAAAGACTTAAATGAAGAAAATTATGATGTAGAAAACGAAAATAATAAGTCTGATAAAGAAGAATATAACAAAAATAAAGATGATAAAGAAAATGATGTAAAAAATAATAAAGATAACAAAAATAACATGAAGAGAGAGAAAAATGGAAAATGAAGTTCTTAATTTAAAACAAGCCGCTAAATTACTTGGAACATCTCAACAAACAGTTAAAGAGATTCTTGAATTCTTTAATATTGAGCATAAGCAGTTTGGAAGACGTTTCTTTATAACAAAAAGATCATTGCTTGACTTTATAGATGGAGGATCAAAAGATCTTAAATCTTTATGCGAATCAAAACAGAATGATAACAATATAGAAAACAAATAGATACTTTAATATCTATATTATTTCTATTTAGAGTAAAACATATAACAAATATAATGATTTTGAGATAATACTAATTATCTCTCTTATTTAATTACCCAGTCGGGTTTTAAGAAAGGACTTTATGAGTATTTTTGATAAATTCGAGACGAAAGAAGAAGTATTGGCAGCTGTTGAAAGTGAGATTGCGCAAGACGAAGATCAAAAGTTTTATCTTTCTCCGGCAGTTGACAAAAGTATTAAGTATGCTAATGAGATTCAGCAATCCCAGAATTATCGTCATCGAGCACAAGAAGCGGAAGATCGCTGCACTCAATATCAGAAAGATATTGAACAACGCGATAAAGAATTAGCCATAATGTCTGAGCAAGTTAAGCAATATCAGGAAACGGCTGGCCATTCCGAAGAACTTCAAAATAGAGTTCAAAAGAGCATTGAAGATAATTCTCGTCTGATAACGGAAAATAAATCGTTGTTAGAAAAGATTGCTCCGCTTGAACAAGCTGTTGCTGACTATAAAGCCAAAGAAACTTCCAGACGAATCCAAGGCGAGTTAGAAAAAGCTGCTAAAAAGTTAAAGATTATTCCATCTGCATATAGAGATGCTTGTCGTCTAAAAGATGAATTTATTGTTGATGATGTTGACGGCATTGTCAGAACAAAAGATGGTCTTACAGTTGATCAGAGACTTGAACTAGAACTGCAAAATTGTCCGCACTGGTTGCCTGTTTCGGAAGGCGGCGGCAGTTCTCCTGGTAATGTAACAGGCTCTAAAACTCGTGAAAGTCTTTACAATCAGGCTCGCGAAAGTAATGATATTGCGGGAATGATTCGTAATGCACGTATTA